TATTACGAGGATGATATTAGAGATAATCCTGAATCTTATTTTGATGACGATGACTTCCAATTAACTGATGAACAAGAAAAGAGAATTAAACAACTTGAAAAATATATTGAAGAAATGGAAACTTTAAAAAGTGACCTTGAAGATGAACAAAGAGACTTGGAAGATAGTGATAGTGATGAATATAATGATTTAGAAGAAAAACTAGAAGAAATTTCAAATAATATTGATACCACTCAAGAGGAATTAGACTCAATAGAAATTGATAAAGAACCTACTGAAGATATGATTGAAGAAAAACTTAATAGAATAATTAGGAATGATGTTCTTTATGATCCGGCGGATTGGCTCAGAGATCATGGTTATGAAATTAAGTATTATATTAATGAAGATGATTTAGCTCAAGGATTAATAGATTCAGATGGATGGGGTATTATGAATAGTTATAATGGTGATTACTCCGGACCATATCATTATGGGAATGAACGTTTTTATGTTATGATGGTTAATAAATAATTTAAAAAACTTTTATTATTCTTTATAATTCGAATATGGAAAAATTACCAAAAATAAAATTTATGATGGATACCGACTGGATGTTTAAAGGTACCGTCGATTCTGAACATAAAGAATATATTTTATTAAATTATTTTCAAAAGTTAAATAACTCTCTTGAAGAGATGAAGTTATACCCAATGTTTACAGAATTATCCTTACATTTAGGAAATATACAATCATTACTATCGCACCACAAAATTTTATATACCGATAAAAAGTTAGTATCACCTGATGAAGAAATATTAATTACGGATTTGAAATATAAAGATATTCCTGAAATGACCGATGAACAAAGAATCGAGTTTCAAAAAATACTAAAAATGGCTCAACCAAAACTACTTGATTATTTTAATATAGTTAAAGCGTTTTGGTCGGTAGTTTATGACTCGATAGATATTGTCACTAGAAAAAATAAAGATAATATTAACTCAAAAAAAGGGTTCTTTTTTTATGTTAAAGGTGAAGAAGTTTATTTTTGGGAATACACAATTAGAAAAGTTAAAAACTCTGAATACGTTACGAAATCAACCATAAAATTATTATATAGGGAAAGTAAAGAAAAATTGACAATATCGGAAGTTTTAAGTAGATTTGACAATGAGGAGAAGGTTATTAAATATCCTGTTTTTGAAATGGTATGTAATGATATGTTTCCATTTGAAGAAACACTAATACCTCTCTTTAAAAGAAAATTAATGTCTCAAATTAATCAAAGGTCAAAAAAATTTAAAACAACTAATATTAAAAATTATGGGATTCAATAGTAGGTTCGTAAGTGAGAACACAATCAAAGAATACTTAGAAGAAAAAAAACAACTTAAAAAATTATTTTCATCTGACGCATTCATCTTTATGGATGAAGTATCTTCAAAAGTTTTTGACCTACATAGAAATGGGGTATCGGATAAAGAAATAGAAAAAATTTTAAAACAAGAAATATGAGTAAAGAACAGGTTAATCACCCAGGTCATTATGGGGGAGAACATAACGTATACGAATCGATTAAGGTTATTGATGCTTGGTCTTTGGGATTTAGTTTGGGTAATGCTGTAAAGTATATCTCAAGAGCGGGAAAAAAGAACTCAGATAAGGAAATCGAGGATTTAAAAAAGGCTATCTGGTATATCCAACATCACATTGAAACTTTGGAGGGTAAATGAACGCACCTATAAGATACTTTGGAAGTAAGGGAGGGTTCTATAATAAAATAATAGAACACTTCCCTAAAGAACCATTTAAAACGTATGTAGAACCATTTGGAGGAACTTACATTGTAGGATTAAAGAAACCTATAGTTGAGGTTGAAATCTACAACGATTTGGAGAAAAACGTTTATTCTCTATATAAGGTAATATCAGATAAAGAACTATTCAAAGAATTTAAAGAGAAATGTGATTTGGTATTTTATTCTGATGACATACGAAAAGAATACAAGTTGGAATTAAACAAAGAACTTTCATTGGTTGAAAGAGCATTTTACTTCTTCTATGTTAATAGAACTTCTCACAATGGAGTTGGAGGGTTCTCAATGAATACTTACGTAAGAAGAAGTATGAGTAAATCGGTATCTGATTTTCTATCATCAATTGATAGATTACCGGAATTACACGATAGATTATCTAAGGTAATAATATCAAACATAGATGGAGTTGATTTAATCAATAAGTATAATAATCCAAATACTTTAATATATTGTGACCCACCATACGAACAATCAACAAGAACTGATGTTAGATATAAAGTTGATATGGATAGAGAAGGACATATTAAATTTTTAGATTGTGTTATCCAAAGTAAATCTAAAATATTAATTAGTGGATATGATTGCGAACTTTATAATAAGTTAACCGAAAATGGTTTTGAAAAAATTCAGTTTGAAGTTAAAACAATGGATGGTAACTTTAACAAAAAAACAAAGATTGAAACTCTTTGGAAAAATTATTAAATTTAAAATATGATAGAAACGGGAAAAATAATTAATGGTGATTGTATTCAGGTTATGAAAACATTTCCAGAATCAAGTATTGATTTAGTGGTTACTAGTTGTCCTTATGGGGTGGGTATTAATTATGATGTTCATAACGATGATGTTGAATTTGAGGAATATAAAATATTTAGTAGAGATTGGTTAACACAAACATATAGAGTATTAAAGGATGACGGTCGAATTGCTTTAAATATACCATTAGAAATTAATAGACAAGAAAAGGGAGGAAGAATATTACTTGTTTCCGAAATATGGCAAATAATGAAAGAAATTGGTTTTAAATTCTTCGGAATTATTGATTTAGAAGAAGATTCTCCCCACAGAAGTAAAACAACCGCTTGGGGTTCTTGGATGAGTCCATCGGCACCGTACATTTATAACCCGAAAGAATGTGTTATTCTGGCATATAAAAAGAATCACATTAAAAAAATTAAAGGTGAACCACAATGGACACCTGAAATAGTTAAAGAAACTGATTTGTTTGGTGTTACAAAAGATAAGAAAGTTTATACTGATGAAGACAAAAAAGAATTTATGAGTCTTGTTTTTGGACAATGGAAATATCTAAACGATTCAAGACCACTAACAAAGGCGACTTTTAGTATGGACATACCCACAAAAGCAATTAAGATATTAACTTACAAAAATGACATTGTATTAGACCCTTTTATGGGTAGTGGAACATCAGCAGTCGCGGCAGAAATACTTGACAGGAGATGGATAGGGATTGAATTATCTCCAAATTATATGGAAATTGCTAACGAGAGAATAAGTCATTTTATAAAAGAAAAACGACAAAGTAAAATTGAATTTGAAGAAGGGACTAATTAAGTCCCTTTTTTGTTTCTTAGATATTTATAACTAATGAAATTATTTAAAAAAATATTAATCATTATTTCAATCCTTTTCTCATTTTCTTTTATTGGGGATAAAAAGGGTGTTTATATTAACTGGCAACCATCTAATTCAGGTTATTGGACATACGGAATGGGATATAATGTTTATAATGACTTTGATTATTGTGTAACAAGAAATGTATACGATAAAAGTGGTTATTACTATTATGATTTTTGGTTTTATAGTCAGAGTTATTATTGGGACGGAGCAAATGCGAAATACACATCAACCAATGTTAGAAACATATCAATATTCATTAATGAGGGTTATGGTTTAAAATTAATTAATTATGACTATACACCTTTAGGTATAACTTTTTTTGGACAATTTTGTGCTAAAAACTTAACAATAAAATCTCGTTCATTTAATCCTATATTAGTTATTAAGTGGAATAATATGTCGGCTTTATGAGTGATTTGGAAAACAACATAATGGATAAAAAATTTTCTTTTTCGGTAAAGGATATTAAATGGGTTATCTCAACATTAGTAGTTGTTATAGGATGGGTAATAACAATTGTCTTTTGGGTTCAAGATAAGAATAAACAAAAGGCGAGAATAGAAGTTCTTGAGTCTAAAAACGGAACTTTAGAAATACAAGTCGCAAAGTTAGAAGGTCAGATATCAGGGGTTAATTTGGCAACAGAAAATTTTATGAAAAATCCTCCGTCAGAAACTAAATTCAGAGTCGAATTATTAGAAAAAAGAGTTGATAAAATAGAACAACTAAACAATATAAGTAAATTCACCGAAATAAGTACAAATAAACCTATAAGAAGAGATAGATAAGTATATTTATTATAGTATGAAACAAACAATATTAACTGAGACACAACTAAAATTTAGATTAGTTGAAATCTATAAAGAAGAGCAATTTAAAATACTTGAAGAAAAATGGAATAAATTATCTTCGAGTGATAAAAAATTTGTAATTGAATTTATTAAAGAATTTTCACCAAAAAATTCAAAAACATTAAAAGAATCTAGATGGTGGAACACCCTTGGAGATATTGTTGGGGTTTTTGACCCGACAGGAGTTGTTGATATTATTAACGCTCTTGATTATTTTAGACAAGGAGATAAATTATTTGGATTGATGTCTTTAATATCCGCGGTTCCATATGTTGGTGACCTAGTAGGTAAACCAATAATTGGTGCTTTAAAGGCCGGAGGAAAGGGGGCTAAATTTTTAAAAGGATTAAAAACTCCAACTGAATGGGCTATGGCGGCTTCAAAATATCCTATTTTGGTTAAATTGTTCAAAGAAATCGGTACTTTAGGACCTAAATTAGTTGAATTAATTAAAAGAGTTCCTGGAGGTAAAGGGTTTGTTAAAACTATTGAAGAATGGGTTGATATGATAGTAAAAGCAACTAAAGAATATAAATCAGGTGTTAGACCTAAAATGTTTAGAGGTCACGGAACCGGTAAATGGTCTTATCTTAAATATATGACCTCAGCGGATAGAACATTTTTAGAAAAATTTGCGGCGGGAGCCCCAAGATTATTTGGAGGTAATCCGGCAACAAGATCTTTACTTAGACGCAGTAAATGGTATTTAAGACTTTTAGATAAAATAGGTTTGACTAATTTTACAGGTTCTCCTGAAGAATTGGCTCAAAAAGTTCCTGATTTAGATGCTAAAATCGCTGAATACAATAAAACACCTGAAGGTCAGGCATTGGCGTTACAAGACTTTAGAAATACTGATTTGAGTAATTTATTTAAACAAGAGACTACCCCAGAAACACCAACCCAAACTCAACAAACAACAAATAAATCTAACGTAGACGTTATTGGTGATTTAATTAATTTAATCGGTGGACCATCTGCAATAGGTAAATTAATTTAATATGAAAAAAAGAATTTTAAAAGAATCCGGTATTAGAAATATAAATAAACTTGCTGAAAGATATAAAAAGGCTAAGATTTACTTTCACCAGGACCTAGATGGCGTCACAACTGCTTTAAGTTTAAAGAATTATTTAGAAAATAATGGAATTAAAGTGGTTGATGCTGAAGTTATACAATATGGTGATAAAGAATTTGCAATTAAAAAATCTGATGCTTCAGGTGATGTTATGCCTGTGTTATGTGATTTTGCTCACGGAAAAGTTATGTTTGTTATTCATACGGATCATCACGACAGACAAGCTGGAGTGGAAAAAGGAACATCAACAAGTTTTAGATCTTCAAGATCAAATGTTGAAACGATATCACAAATTGTATCACCAAAAGAAATATTTTCACCGGAAGACTTAGAATTAATTTCAACCGTAGACTCCGCAAACTTCGCTTCAAAAGATATTAGTGTTGATGATGTAATTAATTATTTATTCGAACTAGATAAAGACTCGACATTAAAAAGAAATAAAATGAAAATGGGTTTGGTAACAAACAAATTGTTATTAGCGTTTAAGAACAAACCAGGTTTCTTAGAAGAACTTGTAATGACCTCAAAACCATCTTTACTTAGTATATTATTAAACATAAAACGTTTAATGACTGAAAAAGGTTACGCAACAATTCCACAACTACAAAAAAATAAAGAATCATATATTGAACAGATGAAATCCCATCCAAATGTTAAAGTTGATGGGAATATAATTGTTCAGTATGGTGGGGGTAAGATGACTTCTCCTGGTTCTTATGATAGATATACACCATTTAAAAACAATCCTGAAGCTGACTTTTTAGTTATTGCTTGGCCGTTAGGTTTAGTACAAGCGTCTTGTAATCCATTTAAAAAAGAAAGAGAACTTAAAGGAGTAAATCTTGGCGAAATTGCTCAAGAGGTTTTAAGTAAATGGGAAGGTAAATTAAAAGAAAAAGAAATTCCATTATCAACTATTAAGTGGATATCTGAAAGCTCAAAAGAATTCGGTGAAGAGTCGGTAGGATTTACATTCAAAGATTTTAAAGCGTTATACGGAGATAAGTTTAATTCAAAAAATGAAGAATCAATATCAAGACTTGAAGAAATTATGGATAAACCATTTAAAGATTTGACTGAAGA